ATTGCCCTGCGTGACCGTCTGGCGCTGGAGATTGATACTGGGGCGCAGGCAAGGGATATAGCGGCCCTGTCTAGGCAGTTTTCGGACGTGCTTTTGCAGATCGAGGAGCTTTCCGCTGGCGCGTCTGGCGCTGGGAAGACCGCGTCTCCGTTGGATGAATTGAGGCGTAAGCGCGCTGAGCGTGAGGGCAAGACGGGCTAGGGGTGGTGTTGTGGCGGCTGTGCGTGGTTCGCAGGTCCCCAGGTTCAACATTGCGCCGGCTCCTCGTGGGTTCACTTCGGATGATGCTACCGATGCTGTCGAGTTCGCCGCTGGTTACGGGTTGATTGCCGATGAGTGGCAGGAGCTTACTTGTGGCTCTTGGATGCGGAAGGTTGGCGGGCGCTGGTGCGCTTCCACCTGGACGATTACGGTACCGAGGCAGAACGGAAAGAACGGCTCCCTTGAGATTGTGGAGCTGTATGGCACCGTAGCCCTCGGGCTGAAGTTCCTCCACACTGCGCATGAGGTGAAGACGGCCCGCAAGGCGTTCTCCCGACTGAAGTTCTTCTTTGGTGAGAAGGCGAACGATCCTTCGGCGAGATTCCCGGAACTCAACGCTCTGGTGCGTGAGGTTCGGAACACGAACGGTCAAGAAGCGATCATCCTGCACAATGGCGGCTCGGTTGAGTTCATTGCGCGTTCTAAGGGTTCGGGTCGTGGCTTCACGGTTGATGTCTTGGTGCTGGATGAGGCGCAGGACTTGCAGGACTCGGAACTTGAGGCGCTGCTCCCCACCATATCCGCGGCGCCGTCTGGCGATCCTGTGACGATCTTCATGGGCACTCCGCCTGCTGATATTGGTGACAAGGGTGAGCCGTTTGTGCGTGCACGCGACGGTGCGATTGATAAGTCTGACAAGCGCATTGCCTGGGTGGAGTTTTCCGCTGATGGCAACTTGGACACGATGGATGATAAGGCGCTGATCCGTTTTATTGATGATCGCCGGAATTGGGCGCAGGCGAACCCTGCGCTTGGCGACCGAATCAACATTGACACCGTGATTACCGAGCGCTCTAGGTTCTCGCCTAGGTCTTTTGCGCGCGAGCGGTTGAACATGTGGCCCGAGGCTGGGTCTAAAGCCGCACCTATCCCTGAAGGCCCGTGGAACAAGCTGGCGATCAAGGATGTACCGGAAGATTGGCCTCTTGTGGCGCTCGGCTTGGACATGAACCCGGAGCGCACGAAGGTAACGATTGGTGTTGCGGCTCGCTCGCCCGAGGGCGTGCATCTTGAGGTTGCCGAGGATGCGCCGTTCACCGAATCGGGCACCGATGCCCTTGTTGCGTGGGTTTACACGCGCGCCGGCAAGCGGATTCCGGTTGTGATTGATGCTTACTCCCCTATCCGGTCAATTGAGGCTGCGCTTAGGAAGAAGGGTTGCAAGGTTTTCATCCTTGGGCCCAATGAACTCTCTCAGGCTTGCGGCGGGCTGTATGACGCAGTGATGAAAGACAAGTCAGTCACGCACTTTGGGCAGGAAGCGCTGGACGCATCCCTGGCCGGCGCTGTGAAGCAGAAGTTTGGTGAGGGTGGCGCGTGGAAGTGGAACCGCAAGAGCTTTGAGATTGATTTGACACAAATTATGGCAGTGACGTGCGCCCATTTCGGTGCTCTGAAGTTCGCTAAGCCTCCTCGCGCCGATGGTGCTAAACGAAAGACGGTGATCCTGTGATTGGTTCGGGTGCTGAGTTGGTGCTTGACCATTCGGATGCCGCCCTTTTGGCTGAGTTGTTGATGACGTGGGAGGCTAAGCGGCCCCGGAATCTGATTCGGTCGTCTTACTACGATGGCGCGGCGCCGTTGAAGGATTTCGGTATATCCCTGCCTCCGAAGATGCGGAACATTGAGGCGGCGCTGGGCTGGATCGCTAAGGGTGTTCACGCGGTAACAGATCGGTCGAAGTTCGAGGGCTTTGTGTCTACGGATGGGTCTGATGACCCGTTCGACCTGTCTGGGATCCTTTGGGATAACCGATTCTTGGTTGAGTTCCCTGCGGCTGCTGTTTCGTCGGCGGTTCATGGTTGTTCGTTCTTGACGGTGTCTCAGGGTGATGTGCAGTCGGGCGAGCCTGGCGTGCTGGTTCTTCCGCGTGCTGCTGATGCCTCAGCGGCACTGTGGGATCGGCGTCGGCGGGCTTTGCGGGGCTTCCTGTCAGTGGTTGACACGGACGAGAACCACCAGATTTCGCAGATGATCATGCACACGCCCGAGAAGGTTGTAACGCTGACGCGCGGCTCAGGCCGCTGGGTCGCCGATGTGCGACGGAACCCCCTCGGTGTTGTGTCCGTGTCTCCGCTGGTGCATAAGTACGAGCTTGGGCGCCCGTTGGGTCATTCGCGGATCACCAGGGCCGCTATGGGCTATTCAGATTCGGCGTTGCGGACGATTGTCCGCGCCGAGGTTTCGTCAGAGTTCTACAGCGCACCGGAATACTACCTGTTCGGCGCTGATGTGTCGTCGTTTGTCGGTGATGACAAGTGGTCTGCGCTTATGGGCCGTATCAAGGCCATGGACGTCGAGGATGGGGAAGATAAGCCGGACCTGCACAGGTTCACGGGCGCGTCACCCCAGCCGCACACGGACCAGCTCCGCATGTGGGCTAACTTGTTCGCTGATGATCAGGACCTTGACGTGAAGTTCGCAGACTCATCCAACCCGAGCTCCGCTGACGCGATTTTCGCGGCTAAGGAAACACTGATCACGACGACCCGTGATGCTAACGCGATGTGGGGGTATGGCGCTACGCAGGCTATGCATCTTGCGGTGCGATTGCGTGATGGGCTGTCCGCGGTTCCGGAAGAGATGCGGACTTTGACTGCGCAGTTCACTGATCCGGCGATTGTTTCGCCGTCGGCCCGGGCTGATGCGTTCTCGAAGTTGTCAACGTCCATCGATGGCTTCGGAGCTTCTGAGGTTGGCATGGAGTACGCAGGCCTCACTCGTGAGCAGATCATTCGCTTCCAAGCTGATCGCCGGCGGGCAACCGCGGGTAACCGACTGGATGCCCTCGCTGCCGCAGTGAAGGCGCCGACGCAGGAGGTTGTCGATGTCGCTGCAACTACTGACGCAGTTCGAGCAGGCCAATAACGGCATAGCGGACCTTGTCGAGACTGACCTAACGGATTTCCTTGGGGCGCTTGACTTTGGGCGGCCTGACGCGGTGAAGGCTGCGTTGTTCGAGTATGTTCCAGCGCTTGTTTCTGAGTATGGGGACATGGCCGCGACTGCTGCGGCTGATTGGTTCGAGGAGTTGCGCGCTTCGGAGGGTATACCGGGACGCTTTAGGGCTCCGCTGGCGCCATCCGTGCCGCTCGAACAAGTAAACGCACGGCTCGGGTTTGCTACGCGCCCTGATGGGCCGCTGTGGCTCGGGCAGAGCGATACCTTGACTACATTCCTAGCCATGATGGCGAACGAGTACGCCTTGCAGCCNGGCCGNGACACCGTCATGGAAGCGGCGCACAAGGATAAGGCCGCTTATGCGCGGATCCCGGAGCCTGGCGCTTGCAAGTTCTGCCTGATGCTCGCTTCTCGTGGGTTCGTGTATTCGAGATCTACCGCCGGGCAGACGAAGAAGTTCCATGGCAAGTGCCGCTGCAATGCGGTGCCTTCCTGGGATGAAACCCGGGCCCGCGTCGAGTACGGGTATGACCCTGATGCGCTCTACGACCAGTACGCGAAGCTCAGAGACGCCAAATAGACCAACCGCCTACGGGCGGTTTTTTAGTGCCCGCATGGGCGACCAAACCAAATCCAATTCCCTGAAAGTCTGCACAGGTTTGATGGGGCGTTCCCGCATGGGAGAGGAAAACTATGAGTGACATCGCTGCGGCTGAGTCCGCTACTGCCACGACCGATCCGGCGCCGGCTCCTGCACAGGAGACTGACTGGAAGGCTGAGGCCCGCAAGTGGGAGGCCCGCGCTAAGGAGAACAGCGGCGCGGCTAACAAGCTTGCGGAAATTGAGGAGTCGAAGAAGTCCGAGACTCAGAAGTTGCAGGAGCAGCTTTCGAGCCTTCAGGAGCGTGCGGCTACGGCTGAGCGCGACCGGGAACGGCTCGCTGTGATCGCCAAGCACGGCATCCCTGAGGGCTTCCATGACCTTGTGCACGGTGCTGACGCTGAGGCGTTGGAGGCTTCCGCGGCGAAGGTCCGGTCACTCATTACGACGAGCGCGCAGCCTGAGCAGGCGGCGTCGTTTGTCATCCCCGACGAAGGCGGCAGCCCGAGTCTCGCACTGAACGGTGAC